ACCAACGCGAAAGCGAAGGAATATAAAATAAACACGCAAAATGGTTGTATTGTATAAATATGCGTGTATATTGAATAGCAAGACAAACGAAAACAACGAGGATACACCCATGTCTAACATGATTATGAAAAAGTGCCGACACTGCAATAAAATCACTGCACATGTGGCATAAAGCACCAGCCATATCCTACACCTTATCCTATCCGTTATTACGGTAGGTATTTGGGTTCCTATCTGGATTCTGGTGGCTATGAGTCACTCAGCATCAAAGCAGTGTAATGAGTGCGGTAAGGCTAGAGGGTTGTTTGAGTAACGCCTAAAGTAAGCGGCGGCGTAGCCGTCCGATTGACGACTTGTTAAACATTTGGTGACGAATGGACGGACTTTTTACAAATAAATCAGCAGCTAAAAATACTCACAAGAGCGCGGAGTGGTACACGCCTGCATGGATTTTTGAAGAGTTGGCGATAACTTTCGATCTGGATCCATCATCACCACACGATATGGAGACGGCGGTACCAGCTAAAACCAAGCTCACTGTGTTTGATGATGGGCTTAGCAAAGAGTGGCTCGGTCGGGTATGGCTTAATCCGCCGTATGGCAAAGAGACGCCTTTTTGGATCCGCAGAATGATAGCGCATGGTAACGGGGTAGCTCTCGTATTTAGCCGGACAGACGCAGCCTGGTGCCAGGAGGCAATGAAATCATGCGCATCTATGCTATTTCTAGGAGGGCGGATCCAGTTCATACCAGGCAAAGAAAACCAGCACAAACAAAGCCGAAGTGCTGCCGGTACCGTGATGTTCGCATTCGGAAATGAATGCTCGGAAGCTTTGGGGCGGATGAGCGATCGCGGAGTTTATTTAGAACGTAATGTTTAACGCTTTAGTTAAACCGTCGCGCTTTTTGCGGTCGGATTTTGAACGCCTTGTTATAAGGCGATTAAGGAGAAACAGGAATGAAAATTGAACTAAATTATGAGCAATCTACAGGGGCTATTACAGACAACAACGGCATTATGATTTGCATCTGGCCTGGACTAGAGCAACACGAAACAAAAGCACAAAACGGCAAAGGAGTGGAAGGAATTGTAAAGCTGAAGGATGCAGGTTTTACAACTGAAGATATTATTGCGCTGAAGAGTAGGGAAATAATTTAGCCATATAACGCAATTTAGTTAACCGGAGAGGAATAATGAGCGAAGCGAAGAGTGACGAATCCGAGTTAAACGCATTGTTATGCGTAGACACTATTGACCATGTGGATGATGTCAGCGACCCAATTAATGGCATGGCTAGAGCCAGAGTGTATTTTAAAAACGGGCATTCATTAAGTATTATAAGAGGACAATATTCCTATGGTGGTGATGAGGGGTTGTTTGAAATAATGCCTAGTGATGAAAAATTTATTGATGAAGAAGATAGCGGTGATTCTGTTGTTGGTTATTTAACAACTGAAAGAGTCCAATATTACATTGATAAAATTGGCGCTATTGGCGCATAACGCTTTAGTTGTGCAGCCTGCGGAAATTACATGAGGATTTTGGAAAATGAAAGAAGATAAGCAAACCGCCGAACCAGAAAAAACCGACGCAGTAGCAGGTCTGAACGAACGCCTTGTTATGTTGCCACCATACGTTGAACCGGAGCATAGACTATTAATTGAACAAGCAGAAGCAATGCTACGTGAGTATGAGGCTTTTTTGCTGAAAAAAATTAAGGCTGAATTATTTGAGTGTGGGTGGAATATTGAACCAAGCCCTAACGAGATTAGAAAGGCGGAAAGGCAATACCACGAAGATCCGGTGAGAGCGCACCTATTGAAGCAGCTAGTGAATATAAACGCTTTATGTGAAAAGCCGCGCTTTATGATTAAAGCAACATAACGCCCAATATTAAACCGCCGAGCTTGCGAGGTCGGCTTGAATTTCTTGTTAGGCGCTACGGCGCATGAGGTAAAAAATGAAGTTTTTAAACTTGGGTGTTGGTGTTGTTTTTGCCTATTTAGCATTAGCCGGTTTTGGTGGCAGCCCCATTGACGCTATTAACGGGATTATTGCTGGATTGAATATCGGCCTATTTTTAGGCGCCTAACGCCCGTTAATAAGCCGTGAGTGTAGCGAATCGGCTTGATGAACCTTGTTATATTAAATTAAGGAGAAGGTTTTGGAGCAACTAGCAATAGCAATAACCGGAGGTTTGGCAATTTGGCTTACACAGCAAAGCAAGGAGGCGTGGAAAAAATATGCCTGCTTGTTTGGGTTGGCGGGCCAGCCGTTTTGGTTTTATTCAGCGTATACCGCAGAGCAGTGGGGTATTTTAATGTTAACAATATTTTATACGTATAGCTGGTACTTGGGGCTAAAAAATAACTGGCTAGGCAGCAAGGCAATATAACGCCTTAATTAACTGGCGGCGAAGCCGTCCAAGCGAGGAACGAGCGATGTTGAATGACTTGTTATATGCAGGACAGATTAAAGAAGGCGACAAGCTGAAAGTCACTTACGAAGGCGAACGCATTTCTTATAACGCAGAGCAAATACTTAATGCAGGAACCGATAAAGAAGAGATAATTTTACACGTAGATAGTAATTTATATTTCATAACTTCAATGGCTATTGACGGTACATCATGGGCTAAAAATGTGCAAATTGAAGCCATATAACGCTTTAGCTAAATCGCGCAGCGTAGCGGAGTCGAATTTTAGCGCCTTGTTATACGGCGCAAAACTTGGAGACACGAAAATGAGCAAGAAACTTAAACTAACAAAGATCGCACTGGAAACCAAAAGCGGCAATGAGGTTGAGCTGACCATTACCGAAGCCAGGGAGCTGTACGAGCAGCTTGATTCGCTGTTTGGTGTTAAAGAAACTCATATCCCCTCTTGTCCAATTGTTATCGATCGGGATCGATGGCGACCACCGTTCAGCCCTTACTGGTATGACGCAGTACCAAAAAGCACAGACATAACAACACTATTCAATGATGCACAATGCAAGGTTGAGGGTAGTAGTGGGCTTTCTGTTTCATACTGCGGCGAAGCCGTATAACGCTTAAGTTAAAAGGCGGGCGCTTTTGCCCGTCCATTTTTCAACACCTTGTTATATGGCGGGATATGATTATGTATTTTAAAGGAAAGAGAGAGATTAAAGCTGAGGTAAAACGGCTAACAAAAAGTAACGATGAGCTAAGTGAACAAATAAACGATGCTAATGGCAATAATGCTGATTTACTTGATCGCGTAGCCGTTTTAGACAAAGAGGTGGACAGGATAAAAGAAGCGGCTTGCAAAATAGAAACAGAACGCAACAAATTAAAGAATATGGTTAGAGAGCAGACCGAGGCCGATTTACTAGTAAATGCCATGAAAGGGGTTGGCATAATAAAGGATGGCCCAGCTGTTAATTATGATGTTTTTTCAGAGCAAAGGAGGCTAGTAGAATTGCAAAGACAGGCGGCAACAATGAACACAACGATGCGTCAAGGTTTCGGTAGTTTAGGCGCTGGATTATTAGGAGTGGCAGCCATATAACAGCGGTAATAAGCGGCACACATTCCGCACTTTCCGCATATTAGGATATTAAAGCCAAAACATGGAAAATAACGAGGTAATACAGAATGATGAAACATGAAGCAATGCCTGACTTCAAAAGGCAGTTTGAGAAAGAGACCGGCATCAAGCTGGATTATAGAGTGATGGCGTACCTAGCCAATACAGAAGGTAAATATCCTATTTACGACAGGGCCACTGCTGTAGAGGTAATTGAGTTTCTTGAGGGGTATCTAAACAATTACATTGAAGCCAACAAGCATCAATACCCTGACTTCGATGGCTTTGTATTTAAGCCTAGAGTTGAGATGAAAAAGCTAAAGCATGGTACGCTTAAAGAATATATAGAAAATTACATTACGGAAGTTTTCCAGCGTAAAGTAACAGCCAAGAAGCACAAGCCGGTATTGAATAGGGGTGATGCAATGTTCCCCCACAACATCATCATGGCGGATAGTGACGCTAAACTAGCGACAGAGATTGGCAAAGGGAATCGCAGCAAAGGGGTGAGAATCGCGCTTCGAGCGTTTTCTGATGCTGAATAGGCTGCTATAATGGTTGTGCGCCTAGGCAATGCAGGCCGAAACATGGGAATTCAGTCACCCATTGGCGCAACACTTCGACTGATTAATCCGTGACTGGAGATTATTCAAATGCAATTAATCAAAAAGCTCGACATGCGTTTCCCGACAGAATTAAGCGCGCAAAAGCGTCGTTATGGTTTATTTCTTTGCTCAGATTGCACGACAAGCGTGGAAGTTGTTATTCATAGTGGGCTTAGAGCGAAATCATGCAAGCCGTGCGCTGCGATTGCTACTGGTAAGCGTTTCTCAAAACACGGAGGAACTGGCACTAGGTTATATAAAATATGGAAGGGTATGAATCAACGATGCAACAACGTAAACAACTCTGATTATAGTTGTTATGGCGGTCGTGGAATAAAAGTTTGTGATGAATGGATCAATTTCGACCTGTTCCGTGACTGGTCTTTAGCTAATGGTTATTTAGACAACCTTAAAATTGATCGTATTGATAACGATGGTGACTACTGCCCAGGCAATTGCAGGCTTACCACGCAGTCGGTTCAATCCAGAAACACTAGGCGATTAAGGGCTAATAATACAAGCGGTTATCGCGGAGTAAGCTTTGACAAGCCACAAAATAAATGGCGCGTTCAAATCAGTGTTGATAGCAAGGTGATCCATATCGGCTATTTTGAGAAAGCCCTAGAAGCCGCCAAAACCTATGACGCTTACGTCATCGACAATAACCTAGAGCACACTACAAACGGATTAATTAATTCTTTGGATAGACTGTGAAAGTACGAATAAAAAAGAGCAAGTACAATCATACGTGGTACGCCAAGATGCTTGGTAAAACCGTTGAAGTAGAAAGGGAATGCAGTGAGTTTTTTTGGGCTAGGGAGCCAGCGGGACATATCAATATCATCTTTAAGGACGATGTGGAGGTGATTAATGAAAACTAAAGCATTATGGATTATTTTGGCTGTTGCCGTTTCAGCGTTAAATATATTTGTTGATGGACAACTAGAATCTTTAGTTCTACTCGCTGTTACTGGTGCTTGTATTTTGTTTTACCACTTAGCGCGGATTGTAGAGCTACTTGAAGAGAGGGATAGTTAAATGACAATCAAACGAAGTGAAAAGTACGATGCTTATTATGATGATGATACTAATGAGTGGACTGAGCCGCAGTGCGGTAATCCAGGCTGTGAGTTTTGTGCGGATAGGCCAGATAAGCCGTTGGCTGACAAAATAGAGGATATAACTGAATGAAAACAATATTTGAATACGATAAAGAAACGGGCGCTATAACTGACAAAAACGGCCTAGTAAGCTATTTTAGCGGCATGGAGGGGTTTGATAAAGGAAGCGAAGGTATCCCAGTTCTTGAGCTTATAAAGCTTGGGGTTACGCCGGACGAAATCATTAAACTTAAAAACAACAATCTGTTCCATGAGCCGAACATATAGAAGCAAAGATTAAGGCCCGAATAGCGCGTAAGTCTATTGGCTACAATAGCGTCGAAAACGTATCCAGGGAAGGGCTGGAGGGGCAAACCATAATAACGAGACACAAAAAAGCCAGCGATTAAACTGGCTTAGATGCGATAAAAGTCTAATTGGCATATCTCAGCCGGTTGGGTTAAACTTCTATCTCGGTTGTTTACAAGACAACCTGTTTGACGAAGGACCGAACCTCCTAGCGTCAATGGCCGTTAGTATAATGCGCCAATCGTAAAAGATCAAAGCAAACATAGCCCTAGTTAGTGGCCGCCGTTCAAAAAAGCTGACAAAAAGCTGATAACACTAGACGGGACAACACCGCCAAACTGTCCGTTATCTATTTGAAGCCTGTTTACAGGACTAGGGGAGCTTAGTAATTTGACTACCTACGGGGATCAAATGAAAGGGCGGTAATAATCACTAAGGAGCCAAACCATGCCTGATATTTCAATGTGCGAAAACAAAGACTGCGAGCTATCCAAAACCTGCTATCGGTTTAACGCTACGCCAGGTTGCGTGCAGTCATATTCTATATTCAAGCCAGTCACTATCAAAGGCGTGGTTACGTGTGACTATTACATGAGGTCTAGTTATTTTAAGTATAACGATATACCAATCCGATCTAACATAGACACATAAAAAGCTACCGCTCTCTATATATGCGTGTATACTAAACCCATACACACAAAGACACTAACTAAAGAGAAACTAGAAAATGAAAAACGACAAATTCATCATTCTTACAGAAGATAACGCAACTCCAGAGCTTGTTGAAGAAGCGTTCAATAGCACAATGGGCCTTCATTATGATACGCACAGCAAGAAAGTCAGAGTGATGGTTAAAGAGTGCATAGACGCAACGCTGGCAGAGATGAGGCTTCAGAAATGAAGCCTTACAAGGCGGGTGATGTTGTTATGGTCGAGCTTCCTGGCGGCCTTTTTGAGGGAGCTATAAAAGAAGTTCTGGAGAATTACGGATTTAAGCACGAGCAAGAGACAAAATACCGCATCCAGTCAAACGAAATTGACACTATAACTAGCGCAAGATGTATCAAGAGGAACTAACGAGGCAAGAGAAAATGAAAGCAACCATCCGCAAGTTAGAGCAGCAATTGGCAGATCGAGATCGTCAAGTTCACAAGCTAACCCTAAAAGTTAACTCACTAGAAAACCTGATCCGATCTCAAGCTGAATGCCGCGAGACACACGAAGCAAGGGCTATAGTTGGCCCAAGACGCTGGGAGGATCAAATCCAATCTGAGAACGACGTAGAGCCATCTGAAAGCCCACTCTACCTATCAAGCATGGAAAGGGTAGACCTTAGCAATGGTGCCCGTAAGCGCATGTACGAAGCAAGGCGCAATCAATCTGATGCAGGGCTAACCAACGTATTTCCTTTAGAGGTTGATTAGCTATGGAAATTGACCGAGTAAACCGAGACACCAACGACTACTATAGCCAACTAGAAGAGTCTGAAGCAAAGCAAAGGAGCCTTATGAGCGATGAAGAGCGAGAGCAGGCGGAACAGGAACGTATTGATGAAATAACCGACCGGCTAATGGGCGGGGATGATTCAGATCTGCTGGCTGAGGTACTTAATGAAACCCCATGGTGCGTGAAACTCTTATCTCTTTTGTGCGAATGCGAGACAGATAAAACTATTGCAGATATGACCGAAAGAGAAATTATTACATTGGCTTTGGCAGCAAAGCGGCTTGTTGAATCGATACAGCATGAAGTCAAAAAAGGGGTTGAAGCGAATCAGTGGCGGTTTAGCTAATGTTCATCCGATAGAGGGATAGGGTTCTAAGATGCAACTAATCAAAAAGCTAGACATGCGATATGCAACCGCGACATCTAAGCAAAAGTCTAGGTATGGCCTTTTCCTCTGTCCGGTTTGCACGACAAGCTGCGAGGTTAGGATTCATAGCGGGCTTATATCGGAATCATGTAAGTCGTGTGTCAACATCACCCACGGCGGGGTCGGAACACGACTGTATAAAACATGGAGTAACATTAAGCAGCGCTGCAACAATGAAAACCATCGGTCTTATAAAAGCCACGGAGGGCGTGGAATCAAGATTTGTGATGAATGGTATGATTTCGCAGCGTTTCGTGGATGGGCTGAATCTAACGGCTACAACGACGACCTAACAATTGATCGAATCAACAATGACGGAAATTACGATCCTGATAATTGCAGGTTTACAACGCAATCTGTTCAACAGCGAAACAAAAGGATATTGATTGCAACCAACACCAGCGGATATCGCGGGGTTTTTTTTGACAAGTCAAGCAGCAAGTGGAAAGCAGAAATCACTGTAAATAGCAAGACCATCTATCTTGGTCGGCATAAAGATAAGCTAGAAGCAGCAAAAGCCTACGATCAATATGTGATTGATAATAATTTAGAGCACACCACCAACGGTTTAATCAAAAAAGACGAAAAAAGGGCATTACAAATGAGCGATCTAGAGGATTATCTACAAGGCATAAGGGATTGCAAAGACGGGATACCGCATACCGAAAAATCTAAACCGTACAACGATGGATACAGCCACCAGTACGAGGCCGAACAAAGAAAAACGCAAAAGACAATAACGGAACTTTACAATGGCAATAGAAAACTTAACTGATCCGCTATCAGCCAACCAGATAGACTTTAGAGTTCAGCGGATTAAGAAGAGCGGGTACGCAGTTATACTGGCTTACAAAGACGCTAGGGTTGACCAGCAACGCTTAGATGAGGCTGTAGGGCCGACAAACTGGCAGCGCAGGCACACAAACGGCAACCATAATTGCGTGGTATCGATATGGTGCGATGAAAAAAAAGAGTGGGTGCAGAAAGAAGATACTGGCACAGAATCAAATACCGAGGCAGCTAAAGGGCTGGCTAGTGACTCATTCAAGCGGGCTTGCTTTAATTGGGGTATAGGTAGGGAGCTTTACGACTACCCAGTTATAGAGTTGAAGCTAAAAGACAACGAATGGTACATGGACGGCAATAAGAAGCCTAAGCAGTCATACGACCTAAAGTTGAAGGAATGGCACTGGTATTCAGAGTTCACAGAAAACAAATTAAACTGGCTGGCCGCAAAAGATACTACTGGGATGGTTCGGTTTCAGTGGGGGCAGCGAAAACCAAAAGGGGAAGAAGTAAAATGAATTTACGCGAACTAACACAAGAGCAGCAGGGCATATTGGAGCTGGTCGAAAACACCGATCTAACCATGCAGGATGTTGATGATCATTTGAGTGGTATATCAGAGGCTCGTGATAAGAAGATCGAATCATGTGCTTTTGTGATCAACTGCCTTGAATCTGACTCTGTAGTAATCAAAGCTGAAATTGACAGGCTTAAAGAGCTATCAGACTCTAAAGAAAAAGCCGTGCTAAGAACTAAGGAATGGCTTGTGATGAATATGGAGGATGGAGAAAAGCACGAATTTGATTTATTCAAAGTTTCTAGGGTGAAAGGCCGACAGGTTGTGACGATCACAGACGAAAAGAAACTAGGTAAATTCACTAACGAAAAAATAGTTAAATCTATCGATAAGCGCGCATTGCTTGAAGCGTTAAAGGCTGGCAGTGTAGACGGGGCGGAACTTGGTGTAAGTAAACCTAGCTTAAGGATTAAGTAATGACCTATACCGACGTATTTAATATTGATAAGCCAGTTTGCCCTTATTGCAGGCGAGTGCATACACCAGGCCCAATGACCCCAAATAGACGGCATGAGCTTGAATGCGGGGAGTGTGGTCACAAGTTCTACGGTAAGCGAGGGGTAAGGACAGAGCATACCAGCGGCGCATATCACACGGCACCCTGTTGTGAGCTTAACGGATACCCACACGATATGATTACAAAAACAAGCATGGGCAATAGTTATACATTTTGCTCTATTTGTGATAAAGAATATTAAATAACGAGGAGTATCAGCAATGAAAGAATTTATCACTATGGTTTTAGGCGCTGGATCACTTATATGGCTTTTTTGCTTGCTGTTTTTGATTGGCCCTGTATTGCTATTATGGTCAATTAATAGCCTTGCAGAATTAGGAGGCTCTAAATTTTATATTGATCATAGCTTGTGGAGTTACTGGGTTGCGGTTATTTTTCTTATTCTAGTGCGCGGTGGATCAACGAGTAACTAGGAGGAATAGTAATGGCAGTAGACAGTGAAGAGATTAAAAAACAAACAGCAGAGTTTGAAGCCAAAGGCGGCAAGATTGAAAAGGTAGGCAGTACAGAGATCAAAGAGGTACTACCACCTGATGTTCAGCGTAGGCTAGATAAAATGAACGGTGGCCCTATATCTGCCGAAGAGAAAAAGAAGATGGCTGAAAAGTCACGATCTCGCGGTGGTCGCGCAGCCAGAGACTCAAAACGACAAAGCAAATCATAAATAACGAGGGAAATAACATGCAAAACAACAACGCACCATTAGACAAAGGCCGTGTAGCGGTAATTGCTGAAAAGTACCAGACCAGCCAGACAGGGCAAAACGGACAGCCAGCAATGAAAAATCGATATGCGACCGTTGGCAGAGCTACGCTATGGCCTGCTCGACAGGGATCAAGCGCACCAAATGTAGAGGTTGAAATTGACGTTATGCCATTAGGTCATACCGGCCCTGTAAAAATGTATGTTTTTTGGAACTCGGAAAATACCAAGAATCAACCGGCGCAAGGTCAGCAGCAGGGCAGCTATCAACAAAACCAAGCACCAAATCAATTTGATGACGACATTGCATTCTGATGGAGATAATGTGGCCGAGGCACTACGCGCTACAGTGCCTTAAACTAAAATCAAGAGAAGAGCGCCGGAACTATATCGAAACGCAGGTTCCGGCAAAGGATCGGGCGGCGGTGATGATACATGTAGAACGGGCGTTTATTGCCAAGAAGTATAGGGCGCATGATGATTTATAACGCCCAATATTAAACCGCCGAGGTACGAGGTCGGCTTGAATTTCTTGTTAGCTGTGGAGGCTACGATAATGAAAATACCAAAAGGAAAAACCATAGCGCAATTAACTAGGGATATACATCAAACTGAGCTGAAGGAGTTTGATGCCGGATATATTGATGGCTACACGAAAGGAGGGGATTCAAGAACATGTGCAATATTTGTTCGTATAAGTGACGGCATGATTGATATGGTTCCTATCTATTACTTGAAGGCGCTTTTAGACAGCTAACGCTTCAGCTAAATCGCGCAGCGTAGCGGAGTCGAATTTCAGCGCCCTTGTTATAGGTGACTTATGGAGTATTTTGAAAGACCAAGAAAGAACGGATCTGCGCAAAAAGCGTGGGATAAATACTGTGAAGAACACCATCAAGAACCTAAATACATATACTACTCGCCTTCTTACCAGTATCAATATAAGGGATGGATTTGTGAGTGGTTTATGCCTGGCGACATTATGGCTCACATAGGGTACGGCGCAGCGATGAAACACACGTTTTATATGAGCGCTGACCTATAACAGCGGTAATAAGCGGCACACATTCCGCACTTTCCGCACTTTCCGCATATTAGGATATTAAAGGGTAAACATGGACAATAAGCATTAAACGGGGACGGCTACCCTCGTCCGTGAATGTAGCCAATTAATTAACTAAGAGGATATTGAAATGGAAATGCTTTATGAGATAAGCCAAACAATATTTGTGCTATCTATTCTTCTATCAATAAGAGGCCGTGTAACTGAAAAACATTCTGAAAGGGCGCTTTATTATATATTTAGCCAAGAAAATTGGAGAGAGCTAGACGAGAAATACAAACCTTCAGATAACTTTATCAATAATGCGCTCAACTTGAGAAAGTGGACATATAAACAAATGGTCCCTGGACTGTAGAAACAAATAATGCCAAAACTAAAGTGCAAAGGTTGCCCTGACCGCTTTGATCGTGACGTTATGATTAAGGTTCAGCTTAACTGGTTTCATAGCTTTGAATGCGCCTCTCAGTACGGCCAGAGGCTTTCACGCAAAAAGGCTGCCAATGACGCCATGAGGAACGCAAAAGCCCTGAGATCAAAGCAGAGGGACGATAAGGAGCGGGTTAAGCGCAGGCAGGACTGGCTAAACCAATATCAAAAGCTTGTGAATCAGTGGGTAGTACATGTCCGAGATAAGAATCTTGGGTGTTGCACTTGCGGGAAAACTAGCCAGTCCGTTAAGTATGATGCTGGCCACATGATTAGCAGGGGCAGTAGCCCCGAACTAAGGTTTGAACTTACCAATATTCACAAGCAATGCTCAGTTGAATGCAATCAGCACGGCTCTGGCAAGCGTAAGGAGTACGAGCTATTCATCATAGATAAGTACGGCCAGGATCACTTAGACTGGCTGAACGGGCCGCATAAACCATTAAAAGAGCAATTACCGCACTACACCGACATTAAAAACGAGATCGTCCGATTTAGAAAGATTCTAAGGGATGCTGGATTAAAGCCATACTGTTAAATAAGACCGGCCATCACTATTAACGAGGAAATAGATCAGGCCGGAATATCCCGCTATCCCGCTATTGCGCTAATGCTGAATTTTGTTAAATGCGCGGCAGCTTACGGAACTAGATACCCATGACACCAAGATACATGAACATCTAGCACAGATAGCTGTTTAGCTGCGGCTGTTTCTGTCTCAACGTACGTCCTTGGCTGCAACACCTCAGCGGTCGGGATGTTTGTTGTTATTGTCTGCTCATCGGAGAAATTATAAATACCGTCCCCCATATTATTACTAGAGATAGCGGCCTCTCCGATGTTGAAAATAACCTCATCATTAGTAACCACAATGCTCATCCAAAAAACACGACCAAATGTCACCGATACGGCTGTGCCCGCCGTCTCTACCCCGCCAGCTTTTACTCGCGGAGTGATGGTTCCGGCAGTTACGTCTGACTCAAACAGAATATAGTTGTTTGAGTCCCTATAGAACCCAAACTGGTATTTTGTATCCGCCGTTTCACTTAGATATGCAGTGCAGTGGTATATCGGGTCATGGCCTGTACGCAGTGCTGTATCCTGCCATCTCATATCCATGCTATCTGTAGCAGTAGTAAGGGTAGTGAGTATACACCTCATTCCTGCGTAAGCCTTTGCGGATGATCCGTACTCAATAGCTTGAAAAGCTGTAGTCCCAGTTCCATTGACTAATGTCTCGTTACCCAGCTTACCTGCCATGAAATCATCACGGTACTCACCGCGACCACGTAGCCCAACAAGATTATTCCGGTAATCATTAAACTTCAGTATTGTTCGTTTGTTCTCGTAGGCAGCAACGTCTTGCCCGCGAATCCGGTTGTTATAGCCCTCATCAATAAGCTCATCATTAAATAGTCCAATAGGCGAGGTTACTTCGTTGAAGTCGCCTTTAAATATAACAGCAACTCTATCCCACAATTGCCCGTCAACTTTTGCTCCCGTATTAAGCTGTACTGTTGCGCCATTAAGATTATCTTCTAGGATTACACTAGAGTAGACGTTCCCCTGGATGGTCTCGGTGGTATCTGCTTCATAGATCGAGTAAACAGGGTCGTGAGTGATTAGCCCATTCACAACATTACCATTACAATACTTACCGGCCCCCGCAGTCATAGCTACGGCTTTATTGCCCCAGTACACACTGACATCTGTAGCGTTGCATTCTTGAATATAGAACAGCGTAGCGTCAAATAGCACACTGTCTCCAGCTCCGCCCGATGCGTGCTCTATAACTGCGCTTTTCAACCACGTTCGGTACTGCCCCCCTCTGATATTTGCAACAGGCTTTAAAGTTGAAACCACGCTTGTGTAGGTAATGCCACTAGTCAGCGCATCTAGGTTTTTCAATTGACCGCCTTCGTTTACGTGGAACATATCAACGTCAACTAATGGAATTACGCCCACGTTAGTCAAATCAAGTGTAGTGTGCTTTGTTACGGTTACTGTTGAGCTAAGTCCTATCTGATCGCACCCTTCCGCTGTAAGCTCGTTTTTAGCTGCTATTGCTGCTGTAATCGCTGCTGCTGCATCTGTTCCATCACCGGGGTAGCCGAATTCTTTGATGTTTACAACTGAATTAAAAATACGCTTGCATTGCAAAGCTAGTGTGTCGTGATCAAACAAAGCTCCCAGATTATCCGCCGTACCACCAACGGCCACCATTTCAAATATAAGAACCCCTGCATCATTACCTGTATCGTAATCAGCACACTGGTAATAATCCCCGATAGTGGCCGTTGTATCTGCTGTCATAACTGCAACTGTGGCAACCAGGATAGGCGTTGCCGATACCGAGGTAATAAACGGATCAATATCGTCAATCTCTTTATACGCATTTGCAAATGTATTTGCATCGGCATCGGTTGAGTTGCGATAGATTACTAATTTATATTTTTGGTCAATGTACGGTATTAAATAACCACCTGAGCCGTTTATCGGCATCCCGTCGGTGTCTAGCTGGCACTTATCAAGTGTGGTGCCGCCCGTGCTATCAGTAGCCATTACAATTGGCGTAGTAGTTCCAGCGGCGTAAAACTTCAGGTAGTAGCTACTCGCGTCTACGTCATCTTCGCTGTATTGTATAAATGTTCCGCTGATCGGTGACCATGCCATGCCTACTCTTCCCCTGCTGTTGCGTCAATTGCTGCGCCTGCTGTACCAAGCCCTATTGCCTGCCTTACTACCGACCCTTCAAAAGGAACCGATAACCGTGACGGCTTGGCCCTAGTAGCTAGTCGGCCTGCTCTGTCGGTCTTTAGAACTCCGAAAACCCCACCAGCTACCGGAAAGCCTGTCATCTGTTTTTCTAGCTCTAGAACCGCTTTAGCCGAAGGCCCAAAGCCTTGGCCAACCATTTTTCTAGGCTCTCTGAACTTCGCTACTCGCTCCATGTTTTTTAGGAATTTAATTTCATCTGGAGAAAATAGAATCTCAAGTTTAAGATCCCCAACCGCTGAGATTGCTTTGCCTATCTTATCCCTGCTTAATGACTGAAATCCGCTACCATCTTCCGGCCCAATGAACGACCGCTCTTTAATTTTCTGCAATACATCAGCGCGCAGATCATTCCATGCCGCCTTTCCATGCCCTTCTGTGGTTATATAGTCTTTTAGTTGCTGAAGGTCGGTTGATTTCCAGTTCTTGGTAAATACCACATTATTTGTAAATACTTCAGGATTCACTGAGTCTTTATTTTCTAGCATGTCACGAACAATATTCTTTTTTCGTGAATCGAATTTTGATATTTTGGCCCTGGTTAATTCTGTTTCAAAGCTATGCTTTGCTGATCTGGCTTGATCAAACATATCATCGCCAACAGCAGCGAAAACGTCATCGTCTAATGCGTCTTTCATCTGCCTAAGAACTGCGTTTTTAATATCCCCACCAGATATATTTTGATCGTACAGTTCATTCATTAACTGCCTGATTTGCGTCTCAGTTTGCTCTATGCTTATCCGTCCTGTAGGGATTATATTATCATCCAACAGTCCTTTCTCTTGCATCGTTCCGAATACAGCGCGGATATTGCCACCGGCCCTATCGTTCAATGGAGCTAGTTCTTTGATCTTTTTAGATAGGTTGTCAAACCTAACCACCTTGTCGCCAGGGGCTAACTCACGGGCCTCTTTGTATAGTCTGCCGATTTCAGCATCCAAGACGTTAGCTTTGTTCAATAGCGATTCGTTTACGCTTGATACAGGAGCAAAAGGGTTTCCGGCGGTTTCCTCAATGGCATTATCAAATCTTGATGTTAATACCCTGTCCTGAGCAGCTAGTCGCTTCTCGACCCGTCCTGAGCTTTTGAGAGCCTCTTGCTGCAAGGCAAAATCATCTACTGATCTGGTTATTTGCGCCCTTGTTGGCCCTGCGTCTCCTACCAGTCCCTGTGATTCTAAAAACGATTTTCGCGCTGCTGCCTCTGGATCGACCGCCTGCCTACGGAGATCTTTGATAGAATCATCTACAACGTCCTGAAACTCTAACCCTTCTGATCTAAGCGCTGCAAGAAATTCATCAGAAGGATTGCCAGCCGCATCAATCACGGCTCCTTTCGGCGATTTGCCTGTTATCCTACGAAAGACTTTACCGCCCACGCGACCAAGCACAGGGACACCCAGCTCCATAGCACCCGCGATAGTGCTTCCGATACCTGCCGCAATAATTTGATTCTCAACACTACCGCCTGCTCCTCTTGTTATTATTTGGCCTTCTGCGCCGCCTAGAAGCGCCGTACCAGCAACCCTTAGCGGGGTCGATACTATGCCAGCCACCCCCAGTCCAGGCGCTATAAACGGCGCTGCTTCGCCTGCGACCTCTCCGACTGTAGTAGCTGTCGGGAAAGCAGTCTCTAACTGTTGCTTTGCTTCAATCTCGCGAGCATCCGGCTGATCCATCACGCCTACGCCGCGCATCACATTAGTAAGGCCACCACCCGCCGCTATAAACGCCGCATCTAGCGGACTCATATTCTCGATCTGTTCTCTCTGGGCGGCTGGTAATGACGCTATAAACTGGTCGCGATCACTTATCCGCTGCTGTTGGGCTTGTTGCGCTCTCGCAGCTCTTGGGCTTCCGGCTGTTTTGGGTAGAGCTATATCCCCGCTCTCTACCAGCGCATTGAATATAGCCATATTCTTGGCCGGCAGCTCGCCTTGTCGATTAGCGTCTGCTATTTCTTGGAATGCTGCCAGCTTTTCTTGTGGGGTTGGCATCAGCCTATTCCGTCAGTAGGTCTATAGCTGCTTGCGACATAATAGGAGGTTTCGCAGGATCAGCTTCGTTGTTGCTGCCTTCTACAGCAGGAACATTTAATTTAGCTCTAACAATCGCGTCAATATTAGAAAGCTGAGAAACTCTCGCTTTTGGCGTGGTGTGTCGACTTGGAATCATACCTAACAATAGCTCTTGGTCTTTGTCGGTAAAAACACCTTCACCGACTGCTCTGAATATTTGTTTCAGTATCGGAGCCATAGAAGCAATTGCTCCATTTGCTATTTGAGCGTTTGACGTTAACGCTGGAATCCAGCCAGCTCCAGGGCCAGTTATTGTGCCTCCGAGCGCCTCAGTCAGTCCGGTAATTGCTGTTTCATATATCCTTAAAGCCGCCTTGTTGTTTCTTTGCTCCCCAATAAGATCGCCGGCTCGTTTAGCCTCAGCGACCGACGCAACAACAGCGGCCTCTACCTCTGGCTTTAACTCAAGCTGGGATGATAGTTTGGCAGTCTCTACCTCTGCGGCTTTTCGTGCAGCAATAACCGCCTCTGATTCTGCAACCTCTTCTGTCGTACCTTCTTCCGCTATTGTCTGTGCTGCTGATCCTACAGCCCTAGGGTCTAATCCTAGATTTATACGCCTTGCTTCTTCTTTTTCCTCTTCCGATAAATTAGCTATCTTCGATTCAAAATCTCGCTGGGAAGCGCTTTTACCTACACCAAACAACCCCTGCTTCTCAGCAATATCCACAATAGATTGCATCTGCTTGGTGACTTGATGAATTCTTTGTGGATCGCCTGATTCCAAAGCCTCTGCTACTGCTACGGTGTCGGATAGGTCTGTGCGACCCTCTGATACTAATCTTTGTGAGCGTCTATCCACGGCTTCGACAGCGCCTTGAATATCGATATTGTCTCCGGTCAGGAATGGCAAAACCTCCATCGCTCCGGTTGCCATAGATATAGCTTCACGCTTGCGCTCTGCATCAATTGCGGCTTGATCGCCTAGCTCTACTTGTTGTTGGGCTTGTGATTCAAGAAGGCTTTTGCGGATAGGTTTAAATTCGCGCTCCTGGTTCATCTGGTCGAGCATAGAACGAACTTGGAGTCCTTGAACGCCGCCTTCAGCCAGCGCAGACAATTGGCCTGTTGTTTGGCCTGATAATATGATGTTTTCGTTTAGCGCCATGATAGCTCCTATAGAATCGCGCCAGCGGTCATTCCAGCAACCTGTAGAAGATCTCTGGTCGCCGCTGCGCCAGCATTAGCCGAACCAACCACGCCCGCTGATTCTGCATTGGCTATTTGGGTCATAAGGTCGGATACGCTTGTAGCTGTGTTTTGTGTAGCTGTTCCGGTTCTGGCCGCTGCATTAGCACCGATGGTAGAAAGGCTTTGAAGGTTGCCGATGTCCTGTTGCGCGAACTGATTACCCAATAACAGCATGTTACGGGTTAATGCGTCATCTGTACCGCCTGAACCAACTTTGCCCCGCGCAGCAGCCGAGTTTAGTAGGCGTTGCTCCTGTTGTTCTGCCAAGGCAGTATAAAAAGGATTGTTTAATACTCGCTCTGAGGGATCGTTAATGGCTTGCTGCAATAACGGTATAGACTCTGTGCCAGCTTCACGGAAGGTCTGTAGATCGCCTCTGGTAGTCTCTAAAGCTCTTTCCTGAAACGCGATAGCCTCTGTTCCGGCCTGCGCTTGGATGTTTGCAGCTTGTTGCGCCGCCTGTTCTCCAGCCTCAATGCCTAGCGGATCTTTGATGATACCAAGAGATCCAACCTCAATAACCTTGCTTGCTGCTTTAGCCATTAGCCATCTCCTCCCGCGTGATACCCATCAAAACACGATCATAGACCCTAGTTTCTGAATATCTAAAGCTTTGCCGGTCTATTCCTTCCACTTTCCCGCCTGCTTCTATCACTGATTCAATGGTGGCTTTGAATATCGTTGGTATTAATGCGTTCAATTTTACAGCATAAGGCGGCATATTGCCCACAAACCATTTAAAGATAGATTTTATCATGCTGACGTAGTGTTCTTTGTGCTCTCGTAGAATGTACGGGTGACACTGAACCATTGTGCCTGTAACTACGTGCAAGCTTGCTAGGCCGACTTTAGCGCCATCTACGATATAGGATAACCAAAGCTCTCTACCGCATACCTCCGGCTCTATAGGGCCAGCGCCATACTCAGCCGCGTATCGATATATCTCGGGCTTGTTCATAAACTCTCGAATATACTCTTCGCTGCGCTCTGGTTGAATGCTTTGCATCATGTCTCTGTGGTGCCTGATACAATCACGTTAATTACATCGGCTGTGCCAGCCTTGCCGCTTAACTTCATGCTGTTATCGATAACCTGTCCAATCAGATCTGAGGGTCTTAGCCCTGAGTTAGCCGGGATAGTTTTAACGAAGGCATGATTGCCGCCTGATCCTGTGGTGCCTGTGGTCGCAGTCAGAACAAGCCATAGCGTGACCTCTACTGCACTCGACGATGTATTAAACAAAAGCATTGATCCGATAAACTTTTTCTCACTTGATCCAGCAGAAATGAGCGTTTCTTCTGAGCTATTAAGCTGATCTTCAATCGTGAAATTGGATAACTTGGTAGGCATTATTACTTGACCTCTCTGCCAACTAATACTGTTTTAAAATCTATTAGTCCGGTTAGATCATCGTTGATTATAACAACCAGTTCATCGCCATCCGGCTCACTAAGCCTTACCCAATCCGCAAACTCTAACCTGAGGTGTAGCATAGTATTTGTTCCATCGCTTGCCACCGACATAATCCTGGCACCGCCCAAAACTGTATCGCCCAACCCTTTGACGTTGCCTGAGGTTAGAACCTCGCCAAACACTTGTCGCTGGAATGTAATGCCTGTGGTTAGCTGCGGAACTCCCAAAAACTGATCATAGGATAGATTGGTCATAGTGGCGTTTTCTGTCGCGCCTGCTACGGTCGTAATGCCTGTGTAAGCATCAACCATCAGTATGTCTAATCGGTTGTACTCGAACACTTCACCCAAGCTTAGGTTTGTGCTGTAAATTATCCCGCCGCCCTCTCGAAGATCAATTTCATCTAAATAAAAAGCAGGAGGAGTTCCGGTTGCGGTTATAGTAATCAGTAGTTCATCAATTGCACTTGTTGCCTCAAAAACTGAGACGGGGATCTGGAACGACTGCCAGACATTTAGAAGACTTGGGTCAATATAATCGCCAATATTTATAGAAATCCCTGACTGAACTCCAGCAAGCCTACCACTGAAATCAATTGTGTTTTTTGTTGAGTTGTATGTAGTTAAATAAACTTTCCCCGTCATAATGGTGTAGTTTGTAGCAGTTAACGGGGTTGATCTTGTTATAACCGCCTGATCGCCATTACTAACAGCGGTTGCGTCAATTGATTTTGTCCCGCTTGCTGCCTGTGCTGTGCTTGCAAAGTCCCACGTTCCAGATAATGCCGTTGCCGTCCACAATACTGAGTCTGTACCATCGTGGATGCCTTCGGTTGCTCCAGAAGCCGCCCCATTGATATTCATCAACGGCGAACCGTTAGAGTCCACCATAAACCTGCTTTGTGGCTCATACTTAGTAGCTGGAGACGTGCCTACCTGTAGCCTGCCATCAACTACATCAGCGGTTCCGCCTTTGCGCCCAGCTAACAAAAACTGGAACACTACAGGTCATCCGCAGGCGGTAGCTCAATAAACGAAACCACTCCGCTCAACTCACCTGTTGCAGCTTCAAACCTGATAGCAATTGATTTACCTTGTGGGATTACAATTTTAGATGATGTAGATAGATGGAACATTTTATCAACTGTATCCAAATCCATAAAAAACAGCACACCGTCATTGGTTAGCCCTGTGGTATCGGTATCGCTTTTTATGATTGCGTCAATTGTTGGCGATGTTCCAATATTCCTTGATACTGGGGCAAGATCTGCCCCCGCTGTAAATGACGGCGTTCCTGATACCGCATCTATAAATATCCGGCTTGCCGTTGTAGATACCGCCATTCTAAAATCAGAAACAGCTATCTCAGCGCTTCCTGTGTTGTTAAAGTAAAAAACATAATCGCCCGCACCAATTGGGTTAACGTCAAAAAACGATACGCTCCATACCTTGCCAGTGTGGTGATTTACATGCTGATCGACAGGCTGACCTATGGATGATACTTTGCCTCGATGCTCAGAAGTAACATCCATTGGATTGTTGTTAATGCCGCGTACTTGTGTCATGTCAATTTCTCCGCTGAATCAATGACTGATAATGGATCTTCATTTGCCGCCTCACTAATGAGTATGATCAATGATTTTAATAGTGTGTTTTGCTCTTCTAGCAGATCTTCAATGTATGATTCGTGGGTCGTGTCATCAGGCTTGAAACTCATTTTGCCACCCACTCATCAGAATCTATAAAATAGTAGAACTCTATCGCCGTTCCTTCGCGGCTTAACTCTCCAGTCGATGATCCGTTAATAGTCTTACCGTTTCCGTTCAACTTAATCCTTGACCCGTCACCGTTCCTGATCATTATTATATCATTTTCCTGCGGGTATTCCGGAAAGGTTATGGTTGCGCCGGTTGTAGCGTTAACGAAGTCAAAAGGTAGTGCGGTATAGTCTGTCGACTCTGTGGTTGCCCTGAATTGTCCAGTGGTGCTTGGTTGCCACTGGAATAGGTTTGATACATTGTCGAGATCTTGTTCTGTAATGTCCCATGGGAATAGTTCGCGGGTTGCCTCGGCTGCGATCTCATCATTACCACCGCCTGACCTAACCCACATATCATGCGCCCAGCGGGTGAAATACTCGAAGAATGCTCGGGTTTCTTTGTCCTTTCTTAATTCTGGCGGGATAGGGTGTAGAAACGGGTCAACTCTTACAGCCATCAGTAGCCTGCCTCCCTAATTTCAATAGATGCGTTATGGATCGATACAAACACCGGATCACTAATCCTTACTTTGATAACGATCTCATAAGCCGATGCCATGTTGTACCATGTTACCTTCTCGCGGCTTTGGCCTGTTCTACCGATCTCCACCGCTGATTCAGGCCCAAATGATTTACCACCATCTAATGACGCGGAGAACATCGCTACAGGATTCACCCCTTGCCCTGTTATTAATCCAACGCCCGTTTCCATTACTAGGGTAAACGAGGACATTTCTATTCTGTTTCCAACTCCGCTAATGATCGGAGGGCTGACCCTTTCGTTAATTATCACGTCGCCGTTGTCGGTGTAGGTGTCTGCGTCCAGCTCTAAGACGCTACCCCCCGCCGCTATCAGCTTTTTGCCGTATGCCTCTGCGTATGACGTGCCAATATATTGACCTTCATTGGCCCCGGTTGATAGCTCAAACCACGCACTGGCCTCCTCGTTATAGGCCCATGTCTTGCCATCGGTAGGGAATGCAAGGACATAGAACTCCATCCCTTCAATCCTAACGATAAAGGCTCTGGCATCTGTAGTGGTGTAGGTTGCAAACTCTGCCGATATTGCAGGTGGTGTTATCGGGTCTGGTTGGGTTGCGCTGAATTTATACACTACTGAGTCAATGCCAAGGAAATAAACGTATTCTGGCGTGCTGGCTACAGAGTATGGAGAATCCATACCTATATTCATCGTGCCGCCTTGAACGCGATCGAATGGCGGGTTTCCTGTATCTGAATTATACCAAGTCTCTACGCTACTTCTGTCACCAAACAGATACAGCCTTTCGTTGAACGTGAATACTCTAATTGTGTCGTCTGGAGCGCTTTCTGCTGTCGCAAAATTATTAGATGCTATCGATCCAGGCACTCCAACATCGGAGGTCTGAAACTGTCCGGCTGTTGAATCGTTGATCATTTGCTGGTTTAGGTATGCTACAGAATTACCAGGTTTTAGATCAACGTCGGTTAGCTCTGATAATACCCCGCCGGTAACGAGATAGTCTTTTGACCCTGTAGCAATTCGCATGGTGTAACCGTCATCAGCGAATATGCAAGGATTTATGCCGTCAATGGTTCCGAGTGATGTCTGTACGCCTTGCCCTGTGATGCCGTAGAGGGTTTGGTCTGTTACCTTATACAACGTACCGGCGAATACGTGCAGCCCTCTATCCAATCTGCGCGTATCATCAACAGACCATGCTTTTGATCCATACCATGACGTTATTGCGCTTTGGGATTTTCCGCTGGGTACAAACTCGGGGATCAGATTCATTGTCTTTTGTGCCGACAATGATCTAGACCTGTGGGTATAGGATGCCCCTGTAAAATTGACTGGGACTTGTTTGAAAGGCATTATTCCACCCTGCTAAACGGTATAGCCTTGGTTTCTAATTACTGGCGAAGGGCCATACCTGCCTTCTCTTGCTGCTTGGTTTGCGCCAATTATAGCGCTGATAAAATCATCATAAGCACCTGACGCGCTTTCTGTGTCCTTGGCCCATCGGTATAGCGCCCACAAACTCCCCGCAAGGTAAATAGACGGGTAATTGGTTAATATATCGTTTGTCGTGTTTGATGATGATAGCGCTGTTGGTGTAGCCATGTACTGCATGGATAGATTGTATTCAATATCAGCGGGGCAATTAAATTCTAGCTGACTTGTTACCGTAAACATTGAAGGGCAGCCGCTAAATGGCGATACTCCCAATGCCTCAGGGGTTTTATAAGATAACGGATATTGAATAGCGTTTGTTGTGGTGTCATCTATCAGTAGCCGCCGCATCGATGTGAACCCATCTGGCAGAGGTACAAATCTTGAGTCAATCGTCATTGAAGCTGTGGATCGGGTTTCTTGCTCACGGACTATCAGCGCCTCAACCCTATTGTTAAACATTTCCTGTTCAGCTAACGCTATGAAATCATCCAGCTTGTCGGCTACATCTTCACGGTGCGACCATTCGACAATAGACGCTTTCAGGTTGCTGTAGGTATCAAGGGCCACAATTAATCCTTTTTATCCTTATACATCAAGCCAGGTATCTCCAAAGGAACATACCCGCCTAAATCCAAAGGCTTTGAGTTCTTCCTGACTACTTCCATCCAGTTAGAACTAAATTCAGATTTAGAGCAATCAAACGGCTCTCCCCCTGGCTTTCTATACTCACCGCCAAAGAATCCCCGCTTAATTGCTCTAACCTTCATTTCAGTTACCCGATGGTTACGTTATCAGCATAAGAAACATACTGAGAAACATCACTCAGCGGCGCTATCCAAGCGTCAACCGTAATAGTCGGGGTAGTTCCAGCCAAGGTGTAACGAACGCCGATAAAATCACCGGCCTCGCCTGTAGTAGTTGGCGGGATAGGAATAGCGAACACGAACCCAGCAACCAGTAAATCAGCATCCTGTGCGGGCGCTCCTGGTGTGCCTGATTCAAATATTCGCCGCCCCATCAACTGAGCGCCGGTAGACTGCGCGGCGTTGGTTGCGTACTCAACATCAAAGGTGTAATCCTCATCACCTGTGGTTTGATCCGCCGTAACACCTACCGAGAACACTACAGCCATAGGCGTACCGTTACCAATCCCAGCAACTACTTCAAGATCGACTACGTTAGTGCCGACCGCTGTAGCGGTTAGCGCTTGCGCGTCTGACAGTTTTAAAAGCTTATCAATATACATATTGCTTCTCCTTAAACCACTCGGGCTTCGGCAACGGTTAGAACGTCTTGAAGACGAACAGGAATACCCAAAAACATCATTTGATGAATTGAACGCCCAAACTGATTGATAGCTGGCTCGATAGTCACCGCGCTATTGCTCTTATCTAGCGCAGCAACGCGCAAGTGAGAAGCAAGGGTGCGGTTAACATAAAACGCAGCGTTAACGGAATCAATCGATGGTATGTGATCAATTGCGCGTGACATCAGCTTAATTACTGCTGTAGCCGCAGAAGCCGCCTGCGTGCCTGTAGCGCCGATAAGATCAGAATTGTCAATATTGGCAATCCGTACACCATACTGCCAGTTTGCCACAACTAAACCTTTATCCAACTGGAAAAGGTCTTTGTATGCGCGGAAAGGATTACCGTCTGCGTCATCAACGTCATCAACGCCAAGATCTTGATGATCAATACCGACGTTAGAGCCTTTAGGGAATATGCCGTGAATAGCATTATCACCCCAACCAATTAGCCATACCGACATATTATCAGTGCTAGTACCGCCAGCGTCGATAATATTATCTGCATTAGCGGCTGATAGATCATTGTAACGGTTAGACAATCCCACGTACTCTTCTGGGTTTGCCGCAGAACCGTAGAACATTGTAGTGGCATCGGTCTGAGACATGCCTTCAACGTGCGCTCTAGCTTGCTGCAAGCGATACGCTACCGAATCATTCTGCAAATTAGCCTGCTTAAAATCAACATGAGATCGGCTTTCAAGCATTGCACAGTTTTCTGTTACTTGAACTTGCGTTGCTTTTGAAGGTGGAGTACCAGCGTTAACCATCCGATAGTAAGCGGTAGGTAGTCCGGTTCTGATTGTTGTTTGATGACCCGTTGGCAGATTGCCCTCAACCATTACCTGATCTTGTGCGGCTGAGTTTACCTGCGCCAGCATTTCGACTATATCAGCCGTATTGCCGCTTGGGTCGCGTGTTTTAGCCCAATCCAACATGGTGGGCATTGTTGTTGATAGTGTAGCCATTATTTATTCACTCCGTAAAATCGTTCGGCCATAGTGGTCTGTTTTGACCCCTTGGCGCTTTCACTGGCTGTTTTCTTGCCTGCTTTGGTCTTGCGCTTCAATTGCGAAACGCTCGAGTCCTTCAGCTTGCGATACTTGCCAGCATCAATTAATGCTCTCGTGATCCGGTGATCAGAAAGCTTGCCGATGTCATCATTGCTGAACCCTAAATTCACAGCGTACTTGTAAGCTCCGTCGAGGTCTGACTTCTGGGTAGTTTGTCCTTTTTTGGGATCTTTCCATTCGGTCATTACATCAATAAGCTTTTGGTTCTCGCTGGAGATAGTGGAAGATAACGCCTCTTGGCTTTTGGCTTTCGCCTTGGTCAGTGTTTCGCGTTTCGCATCTATGGATTCTTTGCGTCGTAAATACCCAACATAATCATCCTGTTTCAGCTCTTCCATTTCATCACTGCTAACTTCGGACAAAAATAAAGCCTCAAGCTCTGAAACAAGCGACGTTAGATCAGAGTTGAGATCAGCAACTCCTTTCCTTTCACTAGCCAGGGCCATTGTCTTTTTCCTGTAATCAGCATCCTTTAGCTGTTGAGACTCCATGGTTTCGAACTCTTCTTTGGTTAGCGACCGACCAAATACGTCAATAGCTCCATCGTCTAGTTCGTCCTCTGTATCCTCATCAGCGTCAAGATCAACTGATTCATCGATGATAATTTCATCGGAGTCCTCATCAATGATTTGGTTGTCCGTATCTTCCACGGCCTCATCATCTTCTGAGATATAAAAAAACGGGTTTTCGTTATCCATTAAATTACCTTTTAAACTCGTTTGTATCTGTTTGGATTTTTAATCCGGTCAAGTAGCGATCTTTCAGCCACCTTGCCCTCTTGCATAATCTCTTCAAGCTCATCTTGAATTTTGGTAATGCTCTGCAATGATCTAACCAGCTCTAATGGCTTATCATTATCCCCTAAAATAGGAATAGTTGCCAATTCTGCGATTATTCGGCCCTTGATCGATGTAGTTGCAAACACATAAGCGTCATTGTTTAAAACTTTCTCTGCCTCTGCTCCAAACATCGCGGTAGCTGATAGAGCTTTATTTTCTTCTTGGTCGCTCATTGGCTTTTGACTCATTGGCCTTGTCCTTTGCCTGTGATGTCGGTTTGGTATTTAAGCTCAAGCTCCACGTACTTCGCCTCAAGATCTGCGATTGTCTTATTTGCCTTGGCGGTAAGCTCTTCATTAAATCTCCTAGACTCTTCACGTAGTTTGGCTATGTTTAGATCTTGGGTTGCTTGGGCTTTGATCAAGTCTGCCTGCGCTTTCACTTCCTCCGCTTCGGCTAGCGGGTTTTCTTGTGCCATTTGCTGCAATTGCTGATTCTGTATCATTAGCTGCTCGAATGCCGCACGCAATGTTTCTTCCGGTATTTCAGGGTCGTTAAAGTATTCCGAAACGTCTGGCTGATTAGAGGCCCGAACCACTTTTTTGAGTATATTGTAGATCTTCTTATCATCGGTAAGTAACGAGCCTTGGGCTTTTAGCTCTTGGCTGATTGCATACAGCCCATTCATTTCGGCCAATACCTGCTCGTCATCACCAGCGGCCAATCCAACATTGCTTGCTAGTGGTTGATCGGATAACCAT